TAAGGATGAGCCCGTTAAATTGGTCTTAAAAACCAATCTCAAACACATTCCCATCCCTATAAATCCCCAAGTTTACCCAAACGTTGAAATAATCAACAAAAAAATGGAGTCGTGGGAGTTGGCCGATTTGTGTGGCGATTCTGATTGTTTTGTTTTTCCAAGTCGTGGAGAGGGTTTTGGTATGACACCGTTGGAAGCAATGGCCACCGGCTTGCCAACCATAATACCCAACGCTCACGGCATGACCGAGTATTTTAATCCCGATTTTATGTACGAGGTGGAAGTCGAGAAAACTTGCCCAGGTATTTACAGTAAGTACAAAGGCCAGGACGTTGGCGATATGGTGGTTTGTAGTGTCGATCACCTCCGATCTCAAATGCGCTATATTTACGAGCACCAGGATCAAGCCTTGGCCAAAGGCAGAGCCGCAAGTGAGTACGTTAAGCAATGGACGTATAAAAAGACGGCGGCAAAATTGCACGAGATATTTACCGATGTGTTTAGTAAGCCGTTACCGCCTCGAAAAGATACCAATATATTGACGGTGGAGGCCTTTTGAGCTCCAAAACCGCCAAGATCATCGGTATACCTCAAGGCTTAATCAGTATCAGGCCTGGAAAATCGCACATTGACCCAAGTAAGCGGGAAACGGTGGAAGTGGTCGAGGGTAAAGATAAAATCCTATTTATAAAAAGAACCGGTAAAAAATGAATATTCAATATGTAGGTCCCGCACTCGATTACTCTGGTTATGGTGAAGCCAACCGGCACGATATTGCCGCGCTTGTATCCGCCGGCATCAAAGTAACCACCGAGATACCCCAATACACTCCCGAAATTTGCGAGTATGGCGACCTTGGCGAATTGGCGAGGTCGTTGTATCGTAAAGCACTCCCCTACCCTATCAAGATATTGCACACCACCCCAAACGTTTACGGGCAATATATCGAACCTGGAAAATACCACATTGGCCGAGTCTTTTGGGAAACCAACAAACTCCCCGACGATTTTGCGAACGCTTGCAATATGGTCGATGAAATTTGGACGGGATCGGAGTATAACGCCCAAGCCATTCGAAATTCCGGAGTCGACAAACCCATTTATATTATCCCCGAGGCGATCCAGACACCCGCGCCAAAAGTTGACCCCTACATCGTCGAGCACGCCAATACTTTTAAGTTTTACTCGATTTTTGAGTGGACCGAGCGCAAAAACCCCGCCGCTTTACTTGAGGCTTATTGGCGAGAGTTTGAGCATACCGAAGGGGTGAGCTTGACGATTAAAACTTATGTCGATAATTTCGAGCCACACAAACGCCAGGAGATCGACCAGTATATCCGGAAATTAAAAGACCGGCTCGGGCTATCTCGCTACTCTCCCCTATTTCTTTACCGCAACCTTATGGATCGCCGGCAAATTTACCGCTTCCATAAAACGTTTGATTGTTTTGTTTCCGCCCATCGTGGCGAGGGTTGGGGCATCCCTCAAATGGAGGCAATGTTAACAGGCAATCCGGCCATTTCCACCGATTGCGGTGGAATCCATGAGCACATTAGTAGTATGATATTAGTACCTTATGAGTTAGTACCCTTGGTGGGGAATTCAAGAAATAAACAATGGTACACCGCCGATCAATCTTGGGCAGATGTCAAAATCGAGCCACTTCGCCACTATATGCGGATGGTTTTTGATGATAGAGATTGGACCAAGGTAATTGGTCGCCGGCAACAACGGGAAGTAACCGAAAAATTAAGCGTTGAGGCCGTCGGTAAACAAATGAGAGCAAGACTTGAGGAAGTTTATAAATTAGTTAAGAGGTAATATGTTTTTAATAGTTGGCGGATATACCGGCGATTTAGCTATAAAACCTCACATTACTAGAGATGATCTGATTTCGGTTAAAAATAAATCATTTGATTACATTATCGACTTAGACACAAAAAAATATTTTGATCCAGAGAAAAACGAATGGGTCGAGATTTCGGAGATATAAAATGGCCCAAGTACATGACTTTAAACCAGTAAAACGCCCAGACACGCCCGCCGGCTTCCGAGATTGGCATTGTAAAAAATGCGATTCGGTAATGCGCTACGATCAAAGAGTAACTCAATCCCAGGTTAATATGCTAATTATCCGAAGCGGTTTTTTATGTATTCCCCCACTTCCAGAGGTACAAATAATTGTACGAAATGCCAACGCCAAGAGAGCTAAAAACGCCGTGATTAAAGATCTAACGGGAAAAAACTAATGCGCCTACTATATTTATCTTGCCATGCAATCCTCGAGTATGACGAAGTTAAGTTATTCCACGAGTTGGGTTTTGACGTATTTAGCGCCGGAGTGTATGCCAATCCAAGTTACCGCGAGGGAATGTCGAGGCCAGGATTGGACCAATTAACCCACCACGTCGATCTCGAGCGGATGGCTTCCACTTTTGTATCCTCTGGTTATAACCTAGATCAAGGCTTGATCGATTGGGCGGATGTGATTGTATTTATGCACTTACCGGAGGCATTGGAGAAGAATTGGGCAAAATTGAGAGGTAAGCGGGTGATATTCCGGTCGATTGGCCAGTGTGTAGGCCACCAAGAGAGGATCCTAACCGAACTCCGTAAAGAAGGCCTCCAGATCGTTAGATACTCCCCTATCGAGGATAAATTGCCAAATTACGCCGGTGCGGATGCCGTGATCCGGTTTTATAAGGATCCCAACGAGTATCACAATTACCAAGGTACCATCGCCTCACTTTTAAACATCACTCAATCGATCGTACAACGGAGAGATTACGCCCAATATGACCAGATCCTCGAAGTTGCCAAGGGCCACACTTTGGATATTTATGGTAACGGTAACCAAGGCAATGCCAACCCGTCGGAAAATGTTGGAGTGGGTCCGGTGCGTTTTGAGACGCAATTAAGCCTTTATCGACAATACCGAGCCTATATTTACGGCGGTACGTGGCCGGCTCCCTACACCCTATCGTTTATCGAGGCCATGATGACCGGTATACCGATTATTGCCGTCGGTCGCAAGTTTGTGGAGCAAGATCGAGGATTAACATTTTATGAGGTACCCGATTTGATTACTCATGGTTTTAACGGTTTTGTGTCTGATAGCTTGGAGACTTTAAAGTTTGCGGCTCGAGATTTGTTACACGATTACGATGCGGCTATCAGGATTGGCCAACGAGGTCGCCGGCGCGCGATTGAGTTGTTTGGTAAGGATAATATTAGTAGACAATGGAGTGATTTTTTATGAGTGCTTTTTCTATCAATCAAATTTATTTAGTTGGGAATGTTTCCCAGGAGCCGGAGCTTAAACACACCAAGACAGGTACCGCCGTATTAAATTTTAGTATGGCCACTAATCGGAGTGTGCAAAACGAGAAAAAGGAATGGGATAATATCCCGACCTTTCACCGAGTTATAGTTTTTGGCAAAATTGCCGAGTTTTTAGCCGATCGATTGCACAAAGGGCATCTTGTAACGGTCCAAGGCCGGCAGGAAAATCGATCATACGAGGATAAGGATGGTGTTAAAAAATACGTGAGTGAGGTAATTGCCAATAGTATTATCCCGATGCAAGATAATAAAAACTCGAAACCAGCCCAGGAAGCCCCAAAAGCTCAAGCGGTTACGGGTGATTCTGAAATAGATAATATCGATTTTTAAATTACTAGGAGGTTCTATGAATATAATAGGCAAATTGTTAGAGTTAGATGATACTCTCGAGGTACACGACGAGGGGCATTGGTCCGAACCGTACCGAGGCATTGCCGGCCAATTTTCCTCGTTTAACGATGCCGGCGTTGAGTGTGAAACCGGAGAGTTTTTATATTCTATGGTCCGGATGCTCAAACCCGATCGAGTGCTTGAAACCGGCACACATTGGGGAATTGGATCAAGTTATTTAGCTTTTGGCCTCAAGGAAAACCAAAAAGGCAAGCTAACAACCATCGAGTTTTTACCAGAGATACACCAAAAAGCGGTTGAGCGATTTAAGCGTTTAGATTTAACTAATTGGATTGAGTCGCTATTTATGGATGTAAGGGAGTACGAACCCTCGGAAATGTTTGATCTTATTTTGCTCGACACCGAACCCCAAACCCGCTTTGCCGAATTGATTAAGTTTTTCGATCACTTGAAACCTGGGGGCTTTGTTTTTATCCATGATTTACACCGTCACCTTGGCCAAGTACCAAACCAAGAGCACGGTTTTGCCTGGCCTTGGGGTGTGGTACCGCTCCAAATGCGTGCCTTGGTGCAAAGTGGCTTACTCCGACCCATGCACTTCCCTACTCCGCGCGGCTTAACTGGTTTTTATAAATCACACCCCGACGATTTCAAATGGTCCAACGAAGCATACTAGTACCGGCAACCGGCGATCCTTTTTTACTTGGGCTTTGGTTTAGTCAAGCCCGATTGTTTATCGATGAAGTCGATGAGATTGTGGTGGCCATCGATAGGAAAAGTGACGATCCCCTATTTTCCGAGCTCAACGATAGATTGTTAAAGTGGCTTAATTCGATGGATAAAGTCCGAGCATACGTTACCGAGTCCGCCGGAATGGTGAGAACTTTTGAGACTGTTTTGGCAGAGTGCCGAGGTAAATACTTTGCCATCATTCAAGAGGACGCGTTTGTTTTGAGATCCGGAGAGATCGATCGCCACTTTTGCCTACTAGAATCCGGCCAAGTTGACGTAATAGGCACGCCGATGTATTGCTATAGTGCCGAGATTATCCCCGAGATAAACAAATACGTCGACGACTACTCGAGGGAAATGCTAAACACTCGAGGATATTCATTGTGGCAAAACTTCCTTTTTGCCAAGTATGCCGACTATGTGGGCACAAATCAAAAAATAGTCCCACAATCATGGCCGGCAAATATCAAAGTGCCCTTTTTAGATTGGAAACCAGAGAGTACCGTGGTGCTCGATCTTTTTGCTTCGGTAGTATTCCAATGGCGGGTACAAGGTAAACGGTTTTATTACGTCGATCAACACTTATCGACCTCAAACGAGAATTGGGAATGGTTTGGGGCTCCAAATTATTGGATCCACGTTAACGCTTTAAGTAACGTTATGGTCGAGATGGTTAGCCCAAGTAATCAAGGTGAAATTACGATAAACAACCAACTTACAAAGGAATATGAGCGGCGTTTGGCCTGGTGGCAATTTGCCATGATTGGCGGCCCCGTTTGGTTGCAAGTTTGGGGCGAGTTTAGGGATAAATATAATCATACACTCGATCTATTCAGTAAAAATTATAAAACTAATCCGGCGCGTATCGATTCACGAATCGCGGGTATTTGCCGGCTAATGGGAGGTTAGTATGTTTAATTTATTTGGTCCTAAGTGCCCCAAATGTGGGAGTCGCAATATTGGCAAAGTAAAAGAGCCTTGGTATAAAACCGTTTCTCGCCTAGCTTTGCACGTTGTTTTTTTTATCACGATCCTATTTGTTAAGGGCTCCAAGCCTCTTATGGTGTGTAAGGATTGTGGGTTTAGTTGGGAGAAAAGATAATGAAAATTCCAGAAAAAATGCGAGTGCACCCAATTATTGATTTAAAATATCACATAAAATCAAGGGAAAATCTTGGTTTTATTATAGGCAAGGCTATAACAAAATTTGGTATATGGATAATGAGTAAAAGTGGGGTCGTTGTTTATGTTGATGCAACTATAGGGGGGAAGCTATGAGCCGCGCCGCAATACTTCCATTTCCGGGCGATGCTTATTTACTTACATACTGGTTACACTTGTTTCGTACGGTCTGGTATGACGAGATTGATCGGCTTTACATATACTTTAATAGCCCAATCGAGCAAAAAGCCGTTGAATACGTCCAGGCGTTGGCAGATGATCCAAAAATAACCCTTTATTACATCCCCCGCCAAATTGAGCATGGGGAAGCGATAAAACACGCCGTTAACGAGCTTGTGCAAGAGGATTACACCATGCTCGTGGAAGATGATGGGTTTATTTTCAAGCCTGGCAAGGTGAATCAGTGTTTTACCATGATCGAGGATAAAACCTTTGATATTGTGGGATCAAAGCGTGGCTCATGCTCTACCGAGCTTTACCAAGCCGCTCTCCAACACTTTGGGTTAACCGATCGAGGTTTGGGAGATAATGGCCCGAACTTTTGGCCATGCTTCTTTTTTGCCCCTACTCCCCTACTCCGACAGGTTGAAAACTTCGCCGCCAAAGCTTGGACTAAAGGCCAGGTCGTGCCGTATATCAATCACACGGTAACCGACGACGTTATTGCCTCGGATACTATGGTTGAGGCTTCTTTGCAACTCCGCTCGTTGGTACCGGCATATAAAATCGGTTTGGTACCGCAATACCACGGCCACCCCGACGATATGGATCATTTCCAAAATAAACAATACTTGTTTGATGGCCAAGCCCTTTGGTGCCACATTGGCTCGTTAAGTAGTGGAATTGGTGGGATTTTAAAAGACGATCAAAACCGACCACTTACGCGCCGGTTAATCGATCCGCCGGCCGGCTCCACGGTGTTGGATCACAAGCCCACTACCGATTTCGAAAAACGCGAATACGAGCGACGGGTGCAATGGTGGCTTACCTTTTGGCAGTTTTATACCGATTCGGTGAGTGGCAATAGCACCATGCCCGAACTTACCGACCTATACCGTTTAGCGATCGATCGGATAATTGAGCAATATAAATTAAGCCCCAAACGAATTACGCAACGACAAGAAATTTATAGGAGTTTAGGCTTATGAGTTTACTAACCACCGACCTAATTGTTACGTGGCCAAACAATTGCGATTATCCAATGTGGCGACGATTTTTAAAGTATAACCGGCACCGATTCGAAACCGTGGTAATTGCTTTTATGGAAACCAACACCGGCACCAATTACATGGATTTCGTGATCGATCAAATGAAAAACGAGCGCATCACTTTCATTACTCCAACGGCTTTGGAGCGACCCGATTGGCGCGACGATGCGATCCACAAAGCGCTCAAACATTGCTCGGCTTATTGGGTTTGGTTTACTGAACAGGATTTTTTAATTACCGACCGTGAGGAGTTTTGGGGTGATGTTGAAGTTTACCGAAAGCACGTTAAAACCGGAGCCGTTGGGGTGTACCAAGGTGATCGATTGCACCCGTGTTGTCTATTTATTAAGCGATCGATTTTGGATGCGATAAAGCCCGACTTTGGAATTGTCGCCGGCAAGCTCGATCACTTCGGATTGATAGCCCAGCAATTGGGTAGGAAGCGTGTGCGAATCGGCAAATTAGACGAGGCCACTTACTTCCACTATAACGGGCTCTCCCACAATTGGAGGTTAGTATCGGAAGGCCAACCACCGGTATACCAAGCCGATCGTTTTATCACTTACTTACGTCGTGTCATCAACTCGGGTATTTATTTGCATCCTGATTTTGAGAGAGTGGCAAAAGAAGCCATCGACGCTCATTTCCGCAAGCAAAAAACCGATGCGGAGATGCGAAACAAACCCGAATAGTTAAATCAAAAACAAGGCCGATTTAGCGTACATTTTGTACTCTAACTCCCCTACTCCACCACTCCCCTACCGTTTTTCACTCGGGGTAGGAATCAAAAAAGTGGTAACATAGGGCGAAGTAGGGGAGTGGCTATAACAAAAAGAGAGAGGTAATGATTATGGATAAGCCAAGAGTGTTAGTAGACTTTCACCATGCGGGGTTACTAAGGTCGATGATTTTACTATTCGAGCGGCGATTTGGTGGGCAAGTGTGGCGACCAATTGGGCGAGATTGGTGGGAGCAAGGCTATTGGAAAGTGTACGATCATCCGGCTACTGTATCTCAATTTTTGGATATTGGTGGAGCTACTCCCGACGGCACCGAGCCGCTAAATAATGTTATTGGCAATGGCGCTCAAATCGGTAACGATGGCAAGCGTATGCCGGTATATCATTGCTTCGATATCGACTCGCGAGAGAGCAACAAAGGCATTACTTTGGAGGGGTTTTTAAACACCTCAATCGACTTTGTGATTGCCACTATCCCCGCCCACGTTAAGCCGTTTTACGATCTTTGCCAACGCCACCCAAGCCGGCCAAAACTGATTTACCAAATCGGCAATGCTTGGAATATCGCCGACGAATTTACGAGCTTGGTTGATGGCATAATGGCCTCCGCCCGCATTGATAGGGTGAGTAATAAGCCGATGGTTGAGTACCACCAAGAATTTGATTTAGATATTTTTTACCCGTCCTTTAAATCGATCCCTGAAAATAACATTTTTTCGTTTATCAATTGTTTTAACATCGATCAGCTTTTTGCAGATGATTGGCAACTATTCGAAACAATGGAGAATTTAATGGCTCCAAATTGGAACTTTAAAGCCTATGGTGGCCAATGTCGTGATGGTGCCGCGCACGGTGCCCGCGAACTTTCGACCGCTATGCGATCGGCAAAGTTTATTTGGCATACTAAGCGCGGCGGTGATGGTTACGGCCACGTGGTCCACAATTCGGCTGCCGTCGGCCGCCCCACAATAGTTAATCGATCTTACTATTCGGGCAAGCTCGCCGAATCGCTTTTGATCGATGGAGAAACGTGTATCGTGATCGATGGGCTTGGTCCCAATGAAATTAAAAACAAAATCGATCACTATAGTCAAAGGAGGGAGTATTCAACACTCGCCCATAACGTTGCCGACAATTTCCGGAAAGTAGTTGATTTTGATGCCGAATCAAAAACGATTCGAGCATTTTTGGAAAGTTTGCTATAGTTAGTATTGCAATCCACTTTTTTATTTACCATAATGGGGGAGCCATGTTTAATCTAAGAGTTACCAAAATCAGTAAGGAAAGTAACGTCGAAACCGGAGAGAGATTTTTGGATGTGGCTTTTGAGATTTTTACCGAGGACGAGGAAAGCGAAGTTGTAGCAACTCGCCGGCTCGGATTTCCAATCGAAACAACCCCGAAGCAAGTAAAGGCAGAATTATCAAAGTACCTCGCTAACTTTAAATCATCGGAAGCTCGCAAAGCGGATCAATCGATTATTGACACCGAGGATAAAAACGCCGATGATGTTATAAGTAAATTGGAGGGACTCGAATTATGAACCACGACACCGATAAAAAAGCCAAAGTCGGCTTAAAACTAAACGTTAATTACCAGATTTTAGACAAAAATGGTAATGCAAAAAAGCTTTGGGCTAACAACGCCTTGGGTAACTTTTTGCTAAAAACCATTCGTAAGTACGTAAGGCCTTACGATGTTGCCGGTAACGTCAAATCCGGACTTTTACCAAAACTAGCCCTTTATGGTATCCAAATCCCAGTTTTAACGGGTTTTTGGGTTGGTAGCTTGAGTGTGTCTAACCTTATTACCACCGCCGGTAAAGCAGGTGTAGCTTCCCGAATCAATGGATCGGGTGCCGAGGATCCCTTTATTTATATCGCCGTGGGTACCGGTACAACCGCCGCTAACGTGGCCGATACTACCTTGGAAACGGAAACCGCCGCATCCGGATTGAGTCGTGCAAGCGCCACCGCTTCCAGAGTAACCACCGATACTACCAACGACACCGCCCAACTTTTATATACCTTTACTGTTACCGGCACCGTTGCCGTTACCGAATCGGGCGTACTAAATGCCGCCTCTAGTGGTGTATTGCTAGCTCGCCAAACATTCTCGGCCATCAACGTCGTAAATGGCGACTCACTCCAAATCACTTGGAAAATCGACGTTGACTAATCTTGATACCTTTTAAAAAATAAACTCCATCGGAAACGGTGGGGTTTTTGGTTTATAATCTTTTTTATGAGGAAGTTGTTTTTGTTACCAGAGGAGATAGTGCCAAGTGAGGAGTTTGGGACGCTAAGACAACCAAAAGGCATCCCGCCCGGAGTCAATTGGGCCGCAACCGACTTGGGCACGCATTTTCTAGTTGTTGTTGATGACAAATTAGACACGATTGGAGAGTTAGAAGGTGGGTTGGAGATAAAGAACAAGGCAGAGTTTAAAGATATTTCCAAAGAGAACAAAAAAGTACCTCAAAAAATAGCCCTCGATTTAGCCGTTACCATCACCGATTACGAAAAAGGTAGGATAAAAATATAATGGCTAATATATTTTCGGATAATTTTAATCGTTCGGACAGCTCATCTCTTGGCGGTGATTGGAATGAGGATGGTGGCGATTTACAAGTTAAATCCAACAAACTTTCCAACGTTTCAATATCAATAAACACAGTAATCGCGACGGCCGTGGGCGGCACGCCTTCGTCGGCGGATTACTCAGTATCGGCGGATGTGCAACACAAAACCAACACAAATCCGATTAGCTCGGTTGGTCTAATTGGTCGAATGACATCGACCGCCGTTTTTTATCATGGCCGCATAAACTATAATGGTCTGGCCACGGCTTTGCAGTTGTATGTATTCAATTCCGGCGCTACCCTTTTGGGTAGTTATGCGGGCGACAGATCATTGGACACCGAATACAATATCAAGTTACAAATGGAAGGCTCCACCATTAAGTTTTTCCAGGCTGGAGTCGAAAGAATTAGCGTAACAAATTCGGCACTTACGTCAATTGGAGAAGCTGGGGTGCGGGCCTTTGTGGATGGCGACACAGGAACCGATGGCCTTACTTGGGATAACTTCTCAATCGATACCGTCGGCGGGACCGCTCACGAGGAAGAATATGTCGAAACCGTCACACTGGTCGACACCGTAAGCAAGTTGCCCAATAGAGTATTGACCGAGGCCGTCGCTTTGGTTGACGTGCTGGCTAAATCCCCATCTCGCATCCTTTCCGATACGTTAACCTTGGCCGATACCGTAATAAAAACCGGATCTAGGGCATTTAGTGAGGCCGTTAGCTTAGTTGATAGCGTCGCTAGCTCACTTTTGCGCTCCGCCACCCTAGAGGATACCGTAAGCCTTGAGGACACTATACAAAAATCCCAATCTCGGACTCTAACCGACGCCGTCTCTTTGGTCGATAGTGTTTTGCGAACTACTAGCCGGACCCTCTCGGACGCGGTAACGCTTGTGGATACCAATTTAAAAAGGGCCGCCCGAACCCTCTCGGAGGAGATCTCTTTAAACGATACCGTCACTAGCGCCAAAGTGGCCGTAAAAGAGTTGTTGGAAAGTCTAAGCTTGGCGGACACTATCGATAGGACTATAACCAAAGTTTACTCAGAAAGCGTTACTTTGGTGGATACTGTAAACAAAACCACCGCTCGCATTTTTACCGACGCGCTCGAATTGGTCGACAATGTGGCAAAAATGCCGGCCAAGGTTTTTGCCGAAGCCGTTACCTTAGTCGACAGTTTTGCGAGAATTACCGAGGTGTTTTACGAGTTAACATTATCCGAAATTATTAACGTGACCGACTCAATAAGTAAAAGAATCGCCAAAACATTTACCGAGGAGATATCTATAAACGACACCTTAACCCGATCGATTAAGTGGTTTAGGCGTATTGGCGCAAGTTGGTACAACAAAGCCGGCGGGTGGTACACTAAGTTAACAAATAGTTGGAAACAAACACTAGAGGAGTAATATGTCGATACAATCAACCTTACCAACATCGAGGCGGGGATATTTAAGCAAAGAGGAATTATCACAATTTGCCAATATCAACGTTACCGATAGTGTCGAGGCCGATGATGTAATTAGTCAAGCCGAGGAAATGATCGATGCTTGGGTGGGATTTCAAGATAAATTTATGGAGTATGAGGTCCAGGGCAGGGCGTACGCCGGCGCTTTGGGCTCTATTACCCTCCAACTCGACCAACAAGGCACTTACGATGTCGACTTTTTCAAGTGGTGCGAGATTGAAATAATCGGCGGGGAAAACGTTGGCGAGCGCCGACGAGTAACCGGAAGCACTAAAGAGGGTGTTTTAACAGTCGATGAAGATTGGAGCACGGCACCCGACACAACCAGTTTTTACAGGATTTACCAATTGGGCAAATTCCCACGTATATGCGATGTAGTGGCCTATAGCCAGATCCAACCAACAACTTACTACAAATCGATACCGGAAGCCGTTAAACGATCCGTGGCGGCTCAGGTTGCCTATATTATTGAGATGGGGGATCCTTTCTTTTCCGGTGATGGATCCGAGAAGTTAAGCGAGCGTATCGGTGATTACTCATATACCAATCGCCCAGGAGCCCAGGGATCGGTACGTTTAGTGGCACCCAAGGCCCGTTTATTACTTCGAGGTATTAAAAGCCGAGTCGGGAGAATCGTGTAATGAGCGTATCCGGATTATTAAACCAAACCGGCACCCTTTACAACCGATCGACTTACGGAGCCGATGGGAGAGAGGCATTTGGGGCGGGAAGTACGGTAAGGCTTCGGATGCAACCCAAGGCCAAGCGCTTACTTATGCCCGATGGGAGCGTTTACACCATCGATGCGATCGCCTATATCGGCCCTTCGGTTGTTTTGAGTACCGATGATAAGTTGGTTTATAACAACATAACTTACAAAATACTGGATATTTACTTGGTGCCAGGTCGAAACGGCCAAACCAATCACCAGGAATTGAGGTTAGTAAAATGGCTATAACTTTTGATACAAGCGATTTTGATAGGGGAGTTAAGCGCCTTGAAACGGTTATTTTGGATATCCGGAGAGGGATTGCCAATAAGATCGCCACCGAGGTATTGAGACTCTCAAATTTTGAGGTGCCACACGATAAGGGGTTATTGCAAAACTCCGGCCAAGTTGAGCCAGATGGTGAGGATTCGATTGTGGGGTATAACAAAGTGTACGCGGCAAGACTCCACGAAAATCCACAATTTAACTTCCAAAAAAATCGTAAGGGTAAATATTTAGAGGATCCTATCAAACGCAATTTGTCGGTATTTAGAAAATACTCGGAAGAAACTTTAAACCAGGGATTAAAATAATATGAGCGTTATATCAGATGTAGCCCAATATTTGGACGATCAAAGCATTGGTACCTTGGGTACCGATCTTTTTTACTCGTATATCCCCGATAATTCCACCGCTCCGGTTATTATGGTCCGAGACACCGGCGGCCCAGAGCCCGATCAATACATCGGTGATATTAAAACGCCGACATTTCAAGTTTTTATCAGGTCGGCAGATTATGCCACCGGCAAAGACTTACTCCAACAAATTCGCGACCTACTCCACCCTACTTACAATACTTACTTGGTTGGTGGGGGGGTGTACTTTCGCCGGATCCACGCCCAATCAGAGGGAGGGCATATTGGCCGGAATGAGGCAGGTATGGACGAATTTAGTATCAATTTTATTGCTAGCGTCGTCGAGCCATGATCGAAATAAATGGAAAAACTTACCGCGAGCTCCGATGCCCTCATTGCCGGAAACTAATTTGCAACGAGTATATTTTCGCCGGTCGAATTGCTTTTAGTTGTGCCCGATGTGGTGAAACTTCGACTTTTACTTTTAAACATCTAAAAACTAAGCCTAACGATGCTACAATGGATAAAGAATTTGTTATAAACCAGAAGGGGGGTGAATAAAAAAATGCCCGACGTTTTGCAAGTAGAACTAGGACCCGTCGACGTACAGATCAACGGAGTTGATATTGGCCACTGTAAAGGTGGTGCCGAGGTTATGTATGAGGCTAATTGGAAAGAGCAGTCAGTGGATAAGTACGGAAACTCACCAGTACAAGCCGTTTTAACCGGTGAAAGAATGACCGCTAAAATCCGCATGGCCGAATACAACATACTTAATTTGAAACGTGCTATGCCGGCCGCAACTTATGCGGGGGCCGCTAACACTCGGATCCTTTTGGGATCTAAGGTTGGCAAGAGAGCAAGTGATAATTTTGTGCAAGTGGTGCTCCACCCAACGGCCAACAACACTCGAAAACACGATATCGTTTTATACAAAGCCCTTCCAATGGGCTCGATTGTGCTTAATCACACAACCGAGGACGATAAAGTTATCGAGGTTGAATTTTTAGCGTTTATCGACGAGTCGAAAAATGACGGAAATTACTTAGGTCTAATCGGGGATTCAACAACTTAGTTGATTCCAGGCATAGTGTGCACAGTCGCCGCCTACCTAATTGACAACTATCTAAGACATATATACACTTAGATAATGAAAACTCCCAGAAAGTTTAATTACTCCAAAGAATGGTTTATTGAGAATTATTTAAAGACTGATAATAGCCTTGCCGAAATCGCTAGATTGGCTGGTTGTTCTTATTCCGTTGCCAGAAAATGGATGTTTAAATATGGAATAACTCCAAAACCTAAGTATCGCAAAGCTTTATCAAATTTGATTTTGTATCAAAGTGGAAACAAGCCTTGGAATAAAGGCTTGGGTTTGGAAGATCCCCGTATGAAAAAAGCTGCAAAAAAATCGGGAGAGACTAGATCAAAAAGAGGAACGCACAAGGGAAATAAACATCCTTCTTGGAAGGGTAAAGATGTAAAATATAAACCGCTCCATAAGTGGATTAGTTATTGGAAGGGTAAGGCTACAATATGTATTAAATGCGGATCTAGTAAACACGTTGAATGGGCTAATATCTCTGGAAATTACAAAAGAGATCTAACCGATTTTTTCTCTCTGTGTAAAAGTTGCCATACTAAATTTGATAACAAAAGAAGAAGGGAGGTGAATAAAACCAATGTCTAAATCAATAACTGTTAAATTAGAAAACAAAACCGTCGAAGTTAAAAAGTTGCCGATCGGTGATTATGCCGAAATTTTGCGTGCGATTAAACAATTGCCCAAACATTTTAAATCAATCGAATCGCTCAACTCTGAAACTTTGATGGATACTCTCCCTTTATTATTTTCCGACTGTTTACCGGATGTTATAAGCATCCTCGCGATTGCGACTCGTACCAACGAGGAAGAAATTAAAGAGCTTGGCTTATCTGAAATCGTCCAACTGATCGAAGCCGTGTATATCGTTAATTCGTACGCGGATGTGTATACGATCTTAAAAAAAGCCCTAGCCCACCCAGAAATGACAGCGTTACAGAAAACAAAGACGAGCTAGATTGGCTTTGGTGGGCGGTCGACCTGCTAGCCAGTGAGTACGGTGGTGGCCCTCGTGCAATACTCGAGGGTGTTTATTTGGATGAGCTGATCCGATTGGTTGATAAAATTAACCGCCGGAAAATTGTTGAGTGGCAAATGCAACTTGCTATTGTTGAAAATCCCCACAAAAAGGATCCGCAAGAACTTTGGAAAAAGTTAAACGAGCAAGCAAATGGCGCTCAAAAAGCCAATAAACTCGATTCTGCGGCCTTCGAAGGCCTACGGTTTGCGATGAGCAAAAGCCCGAGTTTTGTTGTAAAGTAAATTAAATTAGTATTGAGGTATAAATGGCTTTTAATGTTGGATCAGTAGTTGCCAAAATAACCGCCGATGTAAGCGAATTTCAAGAGGGAATTAAAAAAGCTAAAGCCGATGTTAGTAGTTTTGGCGATGGTGTTGGTAAGGTTGTGGGCAAGATTCAAGACATTGGACGTGCCGCGTCTGTATTAACCGGTGTGGCCGGCGCTGGTTTGGCGTTTTTCTTAAAAGATTCAGCGGAGCAAGCCGCCGAATTTACTAAAGCAATGACGACCTTGGATATTATTGCCGAAAGGTTTGGAGAGTCGGGAGAAAAAGCCCAACAATCGGCAAAGGATTTGGGGAGAGAGTTAAGAATCGGACCAGGAGCCGCCGCCGATGCTTTGCAAAACTTGCTTAAAAGTGGCTTAGGTCTGGACCAAGCTAGTGATTTGCTCAAAAGGTTTACTAATGAAGCAATGACCGGAAAATCCGCCAATATATCACTTTCCGAGGCGGTTAAAAACCTATCATTTTCTTACGCCACCAACAACTCCGCTATTGGTAATTTGTCGGGTATTTCGGAAAACTATGTCGACATTATCAAACGGGGAAAGGATGCCTTGATTGAGGAAGGGGTAGCGGTTGGAGATATTACCGACGACATGGCCAAATACAAAGGCATGATCGAATTAACTAACTTGACTATGGGATCCGCCGAAAGGTTTGCCGGTAGTTATATCGATAAGCAAGCCCAACTCCAACAAAAAATCGATGAGATAAAAGTATCGATCGGGAGTATTTTAATTGAAGCGCTAACACCGTTTATAACCAAGTTTGCCGAATGGGCGGACGGTTTGGCGGTATGGGTTGAAAATAACAAAGAGCAAATCAAGGTGTGGGCAGATCAGTTATCAAATGCGGCAGTGACCGTATTGGGATGGATCGAGCGGTTTGTTAATTTTCTTATCAACAACAAAGAGTTGGTTTTGGGCTTTTTTGCTGCCATTGGATTGGCCATTGGTGTATTTGTAGCCGGCTTAATTATTGCCAACGCCGTTACAATTCTTATTATAGGATCGCTTACCTTACTATTTACCTGGTTATTTAAATCAAAAGATGCCATTATTGCCTTCGCTTTAGAAATAAAAGCCAGGTTTGAGGCCATTGGAGCTACAGTAACAACAACCGCAAACTTAATTAAAGCCAAGTGGGAAGATTTACTGGGAAGATTGGGAGACCTTAAAAACAAAATGTTCGACGCCATTACTTGGCCGTTTACTGAGGCTAAAAAGAAAATTGAGGGGGTCGTTAATTGGATTAAGGATAACCTCGACTTTACAAAACGTCACTCGCCAAGTGTGGTCGATATCGTTAATAAGGGTGTACGTGAGGTAAATAAAGCTCTCGACGGTCTTAATTTTGGGGTTGATATTATGCCTAAAACCGCCGTGGCTACTTCGATCGCCGGTCCCAACGCTTCCAACATGGTTAACCAGATTCACGTGGATTTAGCGGGTGCTTTTATTGGTAACGAAACCGTTGCGGAGCAAATCGGCGAGCAAATTGGTGACTCGATTATCAGAAAATTACAACTTAACATTAGATTTTAATGGCCGCCCCAACAATCACAACCCAACCCGCCTCGGGCATAGGATTAAGAAGCGCCACCGGAAATGGAAACATTACAGCCACCGGAGGATCAAATGCTACAAGGCGAGGATTTCAATACAACACGGTAGAGTACCCAGATCGGGAAGTTTACGAGGATGGCGATTTTAGTACCGGCGCTTACACTCTCACGTTAACCGGCCTTATCCCTGGCCAGACATATTACTATCGTGCCTTTGCTACCAACCCAGACGGTACCGATTATGGAGTTTGGCAATCGTTTATTGCCACCGCACCAACTTATAACATCACCATCGACGGCATCGACCGAACCGGCGACGTAATCAATGGATCCCTCCGAATCGAGGACGTTATTAACGATCAGCAAAATACGTGTCGATTCCAGTTGGTCGATCGAAGCGGTAACGGCATACCCCAAACAGACGAGGAGATCGTAATAACCCTAAACGATAGCACCATCATTTTTGGGGGGTATTTAGTCTCGCTTAAACTTTCCAGTAAAAAACAAACCGGCGACGTATTTGCCGAATATCAGGCGATGGATTACGCGCGCTTACTTGATAGTAATTTGGTCCACAAAACTTACGAGGCCATGACCGACAAAGAGATTATCGAATCGATCGTATCCACATATTGCCCAGGATTTGGCATAACCACCAACAACGTGATCGAAGGCGTGGAAATATCACAAATAAGCTTTAATTACTTACAAGCCTCCCAATGTATTCGAAAAATTGCCGAAATGACCGGCCGGAATTGGTACATTGATTACCA